GCAGATGGATCACCAGAGGCGTCACCTACAATGATCTTGCCTCTTACAAGTCCTGCCATCTTAGCTAGGGTTACAGAATTATCCCCTATCTTAGAGGTTGTAACTGATCCGTCTACAGGAGTTAATGAATTACCAATATCATTAATACCGATAACCTCTAGCTCATCTGTTGCAACTAATGCAGCTCCTAGAGTTAGGGTTGATCCGCTAAAGCTATATGCATTTGTATGCTGCTTTACACCATTAATGGTAATGATTAAAGTCTGTTCACTTGGAGGCGTCCAACCTATACTATGTGTAGCCGAGGTGGAAGAAGTGACATTGAAGACTTGAACGTTACTAGCTTTTCTATCTACTTGTCCTAAATATGCCATTATTTAATCACCTATGCTGTCATTACCAGAACACTTGCCACCGCATCAATCGCTGTTGCGGATGAGGCATATGCCCATAACGATCTTGATGCTGTATCAGTTGCGCTACAAATTAAGTTTATAGGCTTTTCTATAACCAGAGTGCTACTAGCTGGTACAGGAACTTTAAATAAAATATACCCTCCTGTTATAGCTGTTGGAGACCCAATGTTATTATAAAGCCTTAAATAAACATCCACCGAAGCAGTAGTTATATTTGAAAAATAGACAGCGTGTACAGTTTGATTAGTCGATGCCGTATTAATACCGGGAACGAATGAAGAAAACGAAGCAGTTAACTGAACCGCTACTGTTTGAAAGTCATTAGCCATAGGTTATCCTCCAAGGGCGATTGCCATGGCTACGGCTGCCGCATCAGGGTTAGTGTTTAATGTAGCTGCGTCTGCAGTAACCGCTACAGTGCCAAGGTTAGTAAATTGAGACTGCAGGACAGATTTTATTAAACGCAAATGTTGATCTCCCTCTGAGACAGGGTCTGTCCCTAAAGGGTTAGTAGAGCTAAGTTGTGAAATATATGTTGCTGATTCGATTCCCATTTAGCCTCTCCTAACTCAACTCAAAAATGCCATTAGCATTTGGGGTTATAGTCAACGTATTATCTTGCGTCAAAGTAAAATGAGAGGTCGATAGTTTGGAAAAGCAAACCAAAGCCCCTCCAGACTTATAGATAATAGCGTACTTGATATCAGCTATATTACCAGTAGTTGCAGTCCAAACTACAGCCGTGGCATCCCATCTATACTTGTTCGTTGCTGTCGAAGCCCATGTCCTTCCTGATACAGACACGCCTCCAGTGGTATACCCATTACCATTAGCGACTTCATTTGCGATAGACGCATAAGTAGACAACGCTACATCGTTAGCATTGGTGCTAGCGCTATTAGTAAATAATGCCAATCTGAAATTCGGAGTAGCAGCATCTAAATCGAATACCGCATTTCCTAACTTCTCTTTAAAACTATTGTAAAAACTCCATGCAGTAGCCGCCATTTATGCTGCCTCCTTTAATGCGTCCGGGCTTTGTATAATGTGGGATATTAACCCTTCACCATGAATTATCATTTCGTAATGGTCTCCAGTAGCTCCAACCATTTGAACGAATTCTTTCGCTTGATGATAATGTGCTACAGTACACAAGAATTGTTTTCCAGCAACATGAACTTCTATCTCCTTTTCGCCATCATTCTCTGGTTGAGAATAAGCGTGATGTTTGTCCATGATGCAACTATCAAAACCAAATATTTCAAATTTGGGAAACCCTAACATCCTCATCAAATGAATTGCTCTTAGGGTTACAGTTGAGCCACCCAAAATTGGGAAAAAATCTTTATGAATCTCCCCGTACTTATTCTCTAAAATATCTTGGTATTGATCTTGCCCGGCGCAATGCCATATACGAGCGTCATATCCTTCCAGCTTATCTAAAACTGAAGGGTGACACTGAGAGCAGATAAAATATTTACACTCTTTATGAGGAGGATCAATAAATCTATTATTGAATTCTCTGCTGTCAAGCATTATAAAAGCAGAAGGCCTAATGCCTCTATCCATGCAGTATTTATAAGACCCATTAACCGTTACTACAGGCATTCCATCTTCATGCTTTTCTTTTAACTCATCTAGAGTTGAATCTAATGAAGGGCCTCCTACAACTAAAGCAACTACTTTATCCCACTGTGTCTCGTAAGGAACCACTTGAGGAACATCTTTATTTATATTAGATAGTATGTTGCTTTTAATATCTTCATCGTCAGCATTAACCGCACAGAAGATATCTGGTATTGGTATTAATTTAGGACCAATGCTTATAGATGGAGAAAATGATTTAACTTTAATAGTAAGGCTTGCTTCGGCCATTACCTAACCTTGGTTGCTAGAATCTTATCTAGCATGTGTTCAATGGTCTGCAATCGATACAGCATCACATCTAGATTCTTCACAGATTCCGCTACCTTCTCTTGATCCCCTGTGAGCTTCTTTAGGTTGTGTATCTCTATACCACATTGCTTGGCTTCTGCCTCTAGAGCAGGGATAGCGCGCCCCTGGATGCCTGCTAGACGCTCTACCTCAGAGGTTAACCCTGAAGCCCACCAGATTGCACCAACCGTCTGCACGAGTAGAAAAATAATGGCACTGAAAAACTTAGCGTCTATATTCATTTCTTTTTCTTAGCTTTCTCAAGCGGTCCTGGTAATAACCACCCCAATACCATGGGGATTGCAATCACTAAAATAAGTAACCAACCTCCCATACTTACGAGGTCTCCTAAAAGCGTCCAGAAATTATCTGGTGCACAACTAGCTGCTGTAGGCATATCTTCTCCTTTCGATGGACTCATCACGTCCGCAATCACACTTGTCACAGAGGCACCGCCCGCTGCCGCCAGTAACACAGGAGCAGTCCCCGATGTCGCAATCGATGCAATCGCACCCGCTCCTAGAGATCCCGTCCCTATCAGCGCTGCTTTCTTTAGGCTCGTACATCCAGCTAAAAATATTACCCAGCCAACAACTGCGAAAGAACTGAAGCAGCTATTATGCATGCGATTAAAGCTAATATCTTGTTTTCTTTTACCCATTCTACCATATCAATCTCTCCTGTATTCTACTCTTATTCGTGTTCTCAAGCTGCTAAAAACAGCGTGCTTCCAAATAGAAAATCCTAAGAAATTGCCCTTGTATAAAGTATTGTAATAGCTCATAAGATGAGCGAAACTTTCAATTAAACCTTGTTTACTTTCTTCAACGCTCTTTTGAACAGCGTCATCGAGCAAGGACAGCTCTTTAGATATATCCAAAACTACAAATCTGTTTTAAATTCAACTACATCCATAATTCTGCAATTTAACATATTAGAAACTTTCCAAAAAGCTAACCCGTAGAACTTCTCTGTATCTGTTGATATAGAGTTACAATATTTTTTTAATATAACTCCATACTCATTTGGTATTTCTAGGGTTACTCTATGTATTTCATCCATTACTTAAAGGTCATCCTTACTTCTAATCCTTTTGCTCCTGTCGATTTAGTGTCGACATCAATTCTTAAAACATCTGCCGTATTGACAGTGTTATTTGCGCTTATAAGCGGAGGCGTTCCTGAAGTGCTTGAGTCTGTTTCAGACACCTCTATGATTACTCCAGTAGTTAGAATATCAACACTCTTTGTCTCGTTGTACAGCATAATTGTATTGCTGCCTGAACTACCAGCCGTGAATACATGAGCCCCTATAGAGTTTAACTTCAAACCATCAAGCGTGCTTGGCACCACCATCCTAGCAATTCCATCCCCAGTATATAGTTCAATAGTATCTGGTATGGCTTTCAGAGCCATAGCTCTTTCAATGAAACTAGAGTTGCTAGCAAGAATTTTCTTTGTAGTATTCGATGCCGCGTCGAGGTACAGAATAAAATCTGCACTCTTGTTCATGCTTACACCAGTAGCTGCAACATTCTGTATTAACTCTATCTTACCATCATTAAGGTTAACAAAGTTATCGTCTACCTGATCATGGGTTAATGGTGAACCCTTACCCGCTCTTGTTGTAATGCTTGCCATAATTAATCTACTACCGTGTACCCATCAACCCAATAGTAATTTTGGACGTATGGAAATTTAACATCGTAAGCACCTTGATTATCGCCACGCTTCTCATAAAAAATTCTTCCATTGGTCATCCTGTATGCAGGGCGCATTGGCTTATATCTTTTCCTTCCGCCAACTCTAAACTTTCTAGCCATTAAAAGGAAGCCTCTGCCATTGGTTCAAGAACCCTGCTTCTTCTCAACATAGGAGGAGCTGGATCCATATCATATATTCTAGATAAAGCGTCTAAAAAGTCTGGATGTATGGTAGGGAATAATCTATACTCATTCTCTCTCATCCAGCTTGTTAAATCGTATATCTTATTATTCTCATCCTTACAAGATATTTTCTTTGAGTTAAGAAACTTTTGTTTCTTCTCTATCATATCCTGTTGAATAGAAGTTAGCCTCGACTCATCAGTAGGATAAGGGAAAAAGAATGAACCGTCTTTTAGATCAGGCTCTAATCTTTGTATCCTATCCTTCTTAGATTGCGGCCCGCCACCTCCAACCCAGTTTATTTCATATATAGGGAATGAGCTACCCTCTATACGCATCATTTCTTTAAAGTGCTCTATATCGCTCTGAGCCCCATATCTTTCGTAACCTACCTTTACCTCACGAACTCCGGGCGCTCTTTTCCATTTAGCTCTAAGCTTCTTTAAGTTATCCCACCTTTCTGATAAAGAAAGTCTATGACAAACACCATCTAATAGGTACTTGTTATAGTTTGCATCAACCCCTACTACAGCTATTGCAGTTCTATTTGAAGATTTCTTTTTAGAGTGGGCCGGATCACACATCAAGTATACATTCATTGTGTACGGTCTAACTTCCCACTCTCTCCACCACTCATCTTTAAAGTGCACATCTGAGCCAGCAATTGGATTAAGTAGTTGCTGGCAAGCTACTATGTAAGTAGATGTTGTTTTCTTTATTTCTTCCCATCTTTCCTCCGCAAGGAAAACAGGATCTCCATCCATTCTACCATCTACCGTAGCTGGATGTATTCTAGGCTTTACTGCAGCTCTTTGGAGAATTGTTCCGTATGTGTCACCGTAAGAATATCTTGTGCCAGCATACTGAAATCTCGGATTATGCGTCTCACCCAAGTTGAGTGATAACTCCCACTGGGTTGTTGTCTTTAGTATCTGCTCTGGAGTTGTTATAGCTTCTTGAACAACAACATCATCATAGACTATTAGCTGAAAATGTCTTCCTGTCGGCTGCCCATCCACCAAACCATGAGCCTCTATGCTTTGCTCTTTAGGATTTGATTTCCTTTTAACGCAGATCCCTTCATTCTCTGCCCACTTAGGCGCTTGAGTTCTTGGCTTCTCCCATAGGATATCGGGATATAAAGCTACAAGTTTTTCATTTCCTTCAAACTCATGCATAACTTGCCTTAAGAAAGGCTTTGCCTGCTTAGCTGAAAACGAAAGTATACCTATCGTTATATCTGGATTACATAAAACTTCTTGAACGCACCCAAGAAATGTTATTATAGAGCTCTTGTAATGGAATCTAGCCCATAAATCTAAGTGACTATCCCTAGCGGATTCCACTTCGCGGCATCTCTCATATATCCAAGGATGCAGCATATCATGCCTATTGCACAAAAACACACCAAGGTAATACCTATCAAGCTGGCCCAGAGTCCTAATAAAACTGTCATCAATGTTAGGGTCGTCATGACAGTTAGCATAAGCCTTAACAACTTTATCGTACTCAGCGTTCTGAGCCCATTGAGCAAACTGCTCTGCTGCTTCAGCATTTGATGTTGTGGATAATACTATTTTTGATACTGGTGGAAGCATTACTTTTTCTTATATCCAGAAGCATAAATAGCGGCTGCTTGCTTTTCAGCTTGTTTTTTAGTAGGATAACATTTTCCTTTGCTTCCCCACTTCCATCCAGACTTTCCAGTTTTTAATTTGCATTTCTGTATAGGCATTACTTATCATGCAGACATAGCTGGAGACCAGAGCTGACGAATATCACTAAGCTTCATCTTAGTAGGGTCCATGCTTTTCATCTGTTCATTACCTACTTTTAAATCCAATAATGCTGGATTATCTATATATGCTTGGATCTCTTTGGCAGACATATTCGCGGCCCACTTATATTGCTTTCTGAAATCACTGACAGCTTTAAGCTTAGCCCTTCTTGCTCGATCATCTTCGCCGGTTGACAACCCTTCCTCAGTTGCTTGTTGTGCCGCTTGCTTAGCGTTGATCGCAGCCACCATATCATCAACCTCTTTGGGGGTCATGGCGTCAATCTCATCTTTGGTAGGCACAGTACCCAAAAAAGCACCAAATGGGCCAAAGATGCTTAGTGCTGAGCGTAAAGCGGTAGCACTTGTGTGAAGGTGACCTCTTTTTGTCTCTGTGGATCTTTCTTTTTCTTCCTTGTCTATAGTTTCTTTGTCGTAATAAGTGGGATCTCTAGGATCAAATTTCCCTTGCAATGGACTTTTGTTAGCTGCCAGAGCGTCAAGAGCCTGTTGCAGCCCAGGGTCTACTATGTTCGAGGTGCTCGAAAGAGCGTCCATATCGTCCTCGCCCTTTTCTGCAGCAGAAAGAGCTGCAGCATCAGTTGTTGCTGGGGCCATCCCTCCGGGCTCTAAGCCGTGCCCTAACGGACCACCAATAGCACCTACGCCCGTCTGACCAGATTGATTAGGACCACCTGGGGCTCCTGTTCCTTTCGTTCCAGGTCCAAGCACAGATGACGTATCCATCCCTAAGCCCATTGGGTTACCAACGTTAGTTGGAGTCCCGGCTCCAGCCCAGCCTACATCTGCTGCAGGCTCTTGACCTGTTGCCACTGCAGCCTGTAGCCCAGGGTCAACCGTGTTCGTTGGGGCCATTGTATCACCAAAAGGATCATCTCCCCATCCAAGATTAGGAGTGCCAAGTGCTGACATAACCCCAGAAGGAGCTGCTGCGCCTGGTCCAAACGTTTGGCCTGGTGCAGCAATTCCAGTACCTTGCCCAAACTGGCCCATATGAGATGAGCCCATTGGGTCAAAGTTTTCATTGTACCCTACTGTGCTATTCAGCCCCATTCCAGATAAACCAGTTGATGGAGCTCCAGGTGCTGGAGTTCCCAAAGAAGGCATTGCGCCAATAGCTGCATCTAATGCATCAATTGCCTGAGCGAATGAATCAGCTGCTGTGCCAGCATGCTGAGATCCCATAACCTGGCCTTGGGTATTAACTGATGGAGCTGTTTTTCCTCCCCAACCTCCTGGAGGAGCGTCGAAATTAAAACCATGACCCATATCTTCAGCAGCAATGGATGCTTCAATATCCCCCAAGCCTCCTGATAAATCTCCAGCAGGAGAAGCACCGCCTATAGATGGGCCTCCCATATTAGCATCAGCGCTATCATCGCTACTAGCAGGGCCAGAGGCGTTTCCAGCCGTGCCTCCTACTGCGCCGCCGTCTACATCTGCACTGCCATCATTATTGCCCCATCCCATACTATCTCTCCCGTCTATTCCCTAAGTTATCTATCTTTACAGATAAAGATTTAAGCATATCTTTGATCTCACTGAATTGCTCGCTATGCCTGGTGTCAGTACGATCCATTCTTTCAGACAGACTTTTAATATCCATATTGTTTACTACAGTTTCTTTTTCAATACCTGTAACATATGTAAAGAACCCAACCGCTATTGCTAGGGTCGTAAATAAATGAGAGACACTCAAGCTTTTTGACATATGCCAGCCTGTGCTCTGTCTTCGTTCTTCCATATTACACTCCTAACTTCGGCTGCTCTTCAGGGTCTGGCTGTTTAGCTGGGCGGCTTTCCGCCTCAGTTGGTAATAAAACATCCTTTGCTGTCATAAAGACACATGACATATTAAGATTCGGATTACCTAATATGATAGTAGACGAAGGATTGTTTTTATTTTCTGTAATAATCATAAACAATGGAAGCGGTCTATCAACAGAGATTTTCACAGTATAAGCTGGTACTTCATTATACTTTTCCATTAGCTCAAGTATTAGATACTCAGGCCCACCTTTCGTACACAGCACCTTCATTGGTACTATTGTAGCGAATGGTTCTGTTTTACTAGCGTATGATTCATCGGGTGAGAAAGCAAAAAACAACCACAATGATAGAACAGCTAGCTTTAGTAACCCCATTTATATTTCTCAGTACGCCTTTGGGGGAGCTTTCTTAACTTTCTTTCCAGTCTTAGATGCGTAGATCTTAGCCTTCTTCTTTCCGGCTGCTGTATATGCGAACTTCTTTGTACCTACTTTTGGCATCAGTTAGCTCCTAAAAAGCAAAGCGGTTTTTATATTTTCAATCTTACTAGAGACTGTGCCCACCATCACAAAAGGAAGAACCGCATGAATCAGAGAAACATACGACAGAATATTAAGCATACAAAATAATTTAAAACTAAAAAACATATGGCTAAGATATGATTCTTCAGTTTCTTTTAAGTGACTAAAATTCATTAATGCAATTGCTCCTTAACCTCTTCGATTATTTCAACTTCCAGTTTGCTAAGTATATCTTTTACATCTACAGACTTTGTAACCTCAATCTTGTGTTCTTTAACTTCCTTGACATCCTTCTCCTGCTTAGAGTAAGCAGACCTATAGTTAAACTTATTAACCATAAGAAAAGAATAGAGAGCTGTATTGAATGATTTGTTCTCTACGTTCTCCCTACCAAGCTGTACCCAAAAGGATTC